CGGATACTGATGACATCCTCGGTATGACGAAGCGAATAAATGGGGGGACTATAGGCCTTAACGACCGCATTAAAAGAAAACCTAAACTATAAGCCAGCAACGCTTAGAAAACTTTTTGGCAAATATTTTGAAACAGATGAAATTGCTCAAGCGTATTGTGCCAAGCCTAATAAACAAGCTGCCATTGCAAATCGTATTTATAGTGGTCGTATGGGTAATGGTGATGAAGCTAGTGGCGATGCTGCTCGTTGGATTGGCCGAGGTCTTATCCAGTTAACTGGTCGTGCAAACTACCAAGAATTTGCAGACAGCATTGAAGTTGATGGCCGACCATTAAAGATTGATGAGGTGCCAGAATACCTGGAGACATTCGAGGGGGCAACTCAGAGTGCTTGCTGGTACTGGGAGAGTCGGGGCTTAAATAAATTCGCGGATACTGATGACATCCTCGGTATGACGAAGCGAATAAATGGGGGGACTATAGGCCTTAACGACCGCATTAAACATTACAAACACGCTCTGGCTGTGATGCAAGGTGGGCATTAATGAAACCATTTTTCTTTATAGCGATTGCGGTTATGACCATTGCATCCTGCGAAGATACATTTAGGTATCCATGCCAAGACAATAAGAACTGGAATAAACCTGAATGCCAGCGGCCAACTTGTGCTGTGACAGGCACCTGCCCTGATCAATTAGTGCCAGCTGCAGACTATAAGCCAGAGGAACAAAAATGAAATTGAACTCAGATTTGATTGACTCGTATATCAAGTTAATTATTGGCGTTACATTTTGCCTGGTGCTCTTAATGATGAGCACCTTGGCTATGTACTCAGTGGTGTTTGTGACCCAGCCGATGACCGGCATTGCACCAGCTGACAAACAATTCTTTATGCTCCTCAGTGATATGAGTAAGTACATCCTCGGTGCGCTGGCAACTTTGCTGGCGATCAAAGGTAAGGATGGCGTGGCCAAACTGATCGACCCACCGCCTGGTGTATCTAAAGCAAGTGACTGGACTGATCCACCACCCAAAGCACAAGCACCAGCTCAACGCACTGAGCCTACGCTTGAGCCAGTATCAACAGCTGCACCAATAGTCGCAGGCTTTAATGGTAAGCCTGCACCACCACCAGCACATCAACCGGAGATCTAACATGCGATTTAATGCCAGTATACTTGTACTATTAGCTGCGTTTAGTGCCAATAGCTATGCGGGTGGGGAACTAAAGAAGGTCTGCCATGAAGAGAAGGGCAAGCAGGTCTGCAAAACAGTAAAGGTGCATAAGAAATTAGAAGGCACTAAAGTCCCGCCAAAATGAATCCTTATTTTCTTGTTGGTGCTGTGCTTGCTGTGGCCATTGCCGGTGGTGCTGGCTACGTGAAAGGCGCGTCGCATGGTCGCGCTGAAGTGCAGTCAGCCTGGGATAAAGAAAGGATCAAGCTGGCAGAAGAACATGCCAAGGCAATCACAGCTGCGCGTGAGAAAGAGCAGCTGCTGCAATCTAATGCTGATCAATTAAGAGAGGAAGCCAATGCAAAGAATCAAGAGCTTGGTGCTCGTGTTGCCAGTATTGCTGACAGCCTGCGCAAGCGCCCCGACCGCGCCGCCCAGGCAGGTTCCGTGTCCGGTGCCGCCGGCTCTGCCTGCCCCTCCTGCATCTGTACTGCAAGAGAACTTGCTAGAGAAGATGCAGAAGCTCTTATTGCCATAGGTAAGCAGGCAGAAGAGCTCCGCATTGCACTCAACCAATGTGTCACTCAGTATCAGTCTCTGCGTCAGTAGCATCCTTTAGCTGTGCGCCTAGAGCTCGTATGCGTCTGCCATACATGCTAACGATCTCAGATTTTTTACCCAGGTCAACTTTCTGGATAATTGATTCGTTGAGATCTCTAAATTTTTTGAGCACTGACATGCGCTGGCGTGGTGGTACTTTGCCTGCCCTGGCTGTCTTATCCATGAGCTCAATAAACTGGTCAGCCCATGCATTAAGGTCTTGGTGAGTGGCATGTACTTTTGGCGGCTCATCATCCTTGCCAGGCGTACGCAATGGGATGCCGTCGACAGGCGTTGCAGTAGGCTCTGGCGGCTCTTCTGGCGCATCATCCAGGTCAGGCACATACTCATCTACCAAGATGGGTTCAAGATCCTCTGGCACTTCTGGTGCTGGTGGTGGCGTTGTTGCTGCCGGTGGTGCGATCATGTCCAGCGGGTTTGCAGGCACCGGGGTTACATCCTTGATTGGCCGTGGTGCGGTATCGTCTGGATAATCTTGAGCCTCTTCTGCGCTGATCAAGCCTTTCAACACATCAGGAAAAGCATCACGCAAGGCAAAGCCACGCGCACGCATCTGCAACATCCGTTTAGGGTAAGCCTGCCAAGGGCCTTGCTTACCCCATAAGCCAGCTCGTTTGGCATCCTCTACGCTGAAGGTAGCAGTGACAGGCTTGCGGCCTTTTCGGTGCGCAATACATACAGCGACAGGGTTAACCGTCCCTTCATTGTCGATGCGCTCTTCGATCCCTTCACATACTGGACTAGCTTGTACCAGGGCAGCCATAGCATCACCGTAAACAGACGGCTTGCCATTGATTACAGCGATGTTCTGAAGCGCCTGCATGGGTGCCAAGCCCAGCTCATAACCCCATTGCACGCATACCATGATGTCCTGCGGCTTGCCCTGGTAAGCCTTGGGAACCATGCTGGACTCAGACAACATGCGTGAAAACTCGATTGCTTCGCCCATTGTGGCTGGGGCAAATCCCTTAGTTGTAGTGAGCTGCATTGTTTTTCTCCAGTTCATCTTTGATTGTTATGAGCACCAAGGTAACGATGGACTCAACTATTTCGCAGGCTTCTTCTCTGTGTAACTTTGGAATGTTGCCTAGCAAACTGTTGACTGCTCTGGCATGCGCTGTTTCAAGCTCGTTTAAATCAATCATTTTTTAAATTCCTTTATTGATAGGGTTGATTGTCTAAGCATTGTTTTGAGATCTTTCTCCGCGGCCGCTCTATCTTTTTCAGCTGCGGTGATCCTGTTCTTAGCATCAACAATTTTATCTGCGAGCAATTCAGCCTCAACATCTAGCACGATTGATTCACCAGCTGCGCTTGGGTAAATCCGATCTGCATCATCGGTGGTGGCCGGCGGGTAGAAGTCGACAGCTCCGGTGGTTTTGTATTTTTCTAGTTTGTCCTGGAAGTCGAGCACAGCCTGCTTGATGGTTGCTAGGGTTTGCTGATGCGGCTCAAACAAAAATATGCGCAACTCAGTGCCGCGATACAGCACTGAAACGCAACCCCACTTGGCCTGCATGATGTCCATTTGCGCCTGCAGTTGGACTGGCCCACGGTACAGCGCTGGGATCTCCTCGGCCTGGACAGATGTTAGCTTTGCCTCAAGCACTCCAAAACCATCGAGCACAATTTGATCAGCGCCAATGACAAAAATGCCGGCATCATGATCATTTTTAATTACTTGGCCACGGCCATCGGCATAACCATCGAGGCTGCAGGCCAGCGGTAATGTGGCGTGATAGAAAGCGCTGCTGAACTCTGTTTGTAAGTCTGTCAGCTGCAGTCTTTTGCTAGTCTCCAGCAAAATAATCTCTTCGAGTCGATCACCCCAGGCCATCGCTTCATTCTGCTCAAAGTTATTGAGCTCGCCTTTCAATGCAGAGATAGACAAATGCAGCTCATCATTGGGTGTCATGTACTTAGATAAGCCCAGCAGCGATGGCAGTCTGCTTGCCGACATCATAGTCGTTGGTGTTTTTTTGCCTGACATTTAGTTCTCCTTTAGTTTGTAGATCCGCACCACGCGAGCGTGGGCAGCCTTGTGTGTGGCTTCAGTGAAGCCAATTGCTGTGAATTTTTTACATCTAAAAACAGCTCCGAGTACAGATGGGTGCAGCTCTGCCGGCAGCTGGATTGCAGCTCGAACATCATTGATTGATACCTGGCCATCCCTCTTTGCAATGTCGGTGGCTATCTGCCTGCACTGGCTCAAGAAGTCTGCATCACGGCGTTCAAACAATGCGAGCTGTGCATCACGCAGCACCTGGCCGTTAATCATATGACCCCCGCCCAAACCAAAACCAAAACCATGATGGCCATAGCCACCATGAAGCCTGTTAAAAAGTCGTCATTCATGCTGCACTCCTTGAGATTAAGTTAGCTACCTGGCTGGCACCCCAAGTGCGGCCACCGCGGGATGTCTGCACGCCGCGAGCTGTCAGTGCAGCTGCAATTGAGCGCAGGCTGGTTGAGCCAGTCTTGGCAATGATGTCGTCAATGATGGGTTTAACGCGTTGTGCAAACTGATCTGCGCTTGCCTGGATGCTGGCGATGCCGGCAGCTGAACCAGCTGATGGGTTTGGGCTACCTAGTTTGATGCCGCGAGCTTTGGCTGCCTGCAGTGCTGCCTTGGTGCGACGGCTAATCTCTTCGCGCTCATGCTGTGCAACCACTGCACGGATACCGAACTCAAGAGTGCCGGCGTGGGGCATGTCAGCTGCAACAATCTGGACACCAGAGTCGCGCAGTGTGAGCAGGAAAGCAGCCTGGCGTGACAAGCGGTCGATCTTGGCAATTAACAAGGCAGCGCCGGTAGCTTTGCACATAGCGATAGCAGCCTGCAGCTGTGGCCTGTCGTCGTGCTTGCCTGATTCGATCTCGGTGAATGAGTGGATGATGCCGTCGGCGTACTGAATAACGGCTGCTTGCTGGGCTTCTAAGCCAAGGCCAGATGCGCCCTGGCGATCTGTTGATACGCGGAAGTAAGCTACATATTTAGACATTTTGCGCTCCTGTTTCTCGGTGGCGTGGCGATCTTTATTGACCGTGAAGCAGAGATTATATTGCTGCGATCAATACGTCAAGCACTTTTATTAGTTGACTAGCTATGATGTTTGAATATATCGTTGAGCAATATTCAACGAGAGGTGTAAATGCAAAATAAGCAACAGACATTTATGATGAAGATGCGCCCGGAGATCCGCGAGCTGTTAGACATGGCCAGCAAGGAGCAAAGGCGCACCAGGGTATCGCTGATTGAGGAGCTCATTGTTGAGGCTTATGGCAGGCGCTATGCAAGCACCAATGCCAGGCTAAAGCAGTTGCTTAATGGTGCTGCATGAATGGCCGAGGAGCTCGAAACAAGGGTGCAGCTGGTGAGCGCGAGCTTGCTGCCCTGCTACAAGATCAGCTGGGGTTTGTGGTTAAGCGCAACCTGGGTCAAGCGCGTGACGGTGAGGATGACATCACCATTGCCCAATTCAGGATCGAAGTTAAACGCAGAGAACGAATCGAGGTGGACAAATGGAGCGAGCAAGTAGAAGCCTGCACACAGCCAGGCGAGGTGGGCGTGGTGGCATACAGGCGCAATGGCCAGCCTTGGCGGGTAGTTTTGAAGCTACACGATTTCCTGCCGCTAATGAGGGATGCGTTGAAGTGACTGACTGGCTGCTGCGTCAGCTCATGGGTGAGAAGTATATTTTGCCTGATGCGGAGGGGCGACAGATAGTCAAGATGGGAATTGGTCAGTACCAGGCTAAACGCACTGTAGGCACCGACATCAGGGAAGCCATCATTGAAATACTCACAGATTTTGGTGAGCTCAGTACCGGCCAGCTGTTTGATGAGCTGCAGCTGCAGGGTTGGCAGGCAGACTATTCATCGGCGTACAGCATTTTAAAGAAGATGGAAAAGCACCAGGTAATCATCAAACGTATTCAGGCATCAGCGCATGGCGGGAAGGGAGTAGCGATTTGGCAGATGAAGTAAGTATTGATGCGAGCACTAGGTTTTGTACCAATTGCCAGCAACACAATCCGATAACCGGTGGTGATTGGCATGTATTTAACAACAAGAAAAACAGGAGATGGATTTGTCATGGATGTTTAAAAAGGAGGAATAAGGATGCAACAACCCAAACTATCGTTAGCAAGTGAGCCAACATTGGTTAAGCGCAAGGACAAGGACACAACACCATCAGTGTGGAACCCGAACTGGAAATACCAGGCAGCTGGTAGCGCCTTAGATCTCGCTGAAAAGTTTAAGCGCATCAGAAAGCAGCAGGAGCTGGAAGCCAAGGAAAAGAAGATGCGGAGGGTCAAATGATCCGTGCCTGGCAATCATTCAGGATGTGGCGACTGGCTGGTCTTGGCGTGGTGGCTGCGATTAAGGCGACCAGGCGATACCACCGGAGATACCTTGGCTAATCGGTTTTGTGAGCAGTGTGGCCGAGTGCATTGGGAACCGCGCATAGTAGTAGTTGATGGGAAAGAGCTTTGCACACATAGCAAAGCCTGGCAGGCAGAGTGCGAGATTAGATACGCAATGCTGCTGCCAGACAAGGCCAGGAAGCCACGAATAACCAAGCGTGACTACCTGATTACAGTGGAAGAGAAGCGAGGCACAGAGGCTAGATTACAGCTGCGAGCCGAGATGATAAGGAGATACAAAAAATGAAAAACCATAAATTACTTGATGCAATCAAAGCTGAGTTTGGCCTTAAAAATGATTCTGCCCTGGTCAAGTTTCTAAGTAGCCGGCCACCGACAATATCGAAGATTAGGGCAGGCAAGTTGCCTATCACGCCAGACTTTATCTTGTTGGTGCATGACATGACTGATTGGGAAATCAAGCGCATCAAGTCGTTTCTGTGAGGCAAGCATGACTAGAGATGACATGATCAAATTGGCGCGTGAAGCTGGCTGGGATTATGCAAATGATTCTAGTGGCTATGATCCATTGTGGAAATTTGGAGAGTTAGTCGCAGCAGCAGAGCGCAACCGTACCTGGACTCAAGACCATTGGACTGAGTACGAGCGCAGCATTGTAGCAACAGAGCGCGAGGCATGTGCTCAGGTGTGCTTGATGCCAGTTGATGAAGTACAAATTACAGATGATTGCAGTGAGTATGTGTACAAAGATCATTTGGATTGTGCTGAAGCTATCCGCGCAAGAACATTGCACGACATGAACAAAGCAGCCGAGAAGAATGGGGAGGAGTTATGAAACAAATAATTGCCAGTGCAGTGGGTGTGCTATGTGTGTATCTGCTTGGCGCATTCTTTTCAGTTAGCTTTGACATATCTCAATGGCATGAAGGGGTGCGCTTGGGTGTAACACTAGCCATGCCAGCAGGCGCTTTCACAGGTTTGACTGCGTATCAAGTGAATAAGGGGCATCAATGATTACTCTTACACGCGAAGAAGCGCAGCAGGTGCTGAATGACTTGGAAGGGGAAATTCCATTCTATTCGGAAAACGACTGCAATACGCCTGAATGGATTACCAATGCAATCGAACTACTCCGCGCCAAACTAAGCGCACCTGAACTGGAGCCGGTGGCGGTATGTATTTTAAAAACATTAGTTGGAATTGATAAAAACGGTATAGAAGAATGGAAAGAAGAATTACTCTACACCGCCCCACCACAGCGCGAATGGGCAGGGCTGACGGATGCTGAATATGAAGCAATGGCAGAGCAGTATGTAACTAATTGTTATTTCGACACACTGAAATACGCAAAAGCCATTGAAGCTAAGTTGCGCGACAAGAACTCATGAATGCACTGCCCTCAAACGTCGTGGACTTCAAGCTACCCAAGAAGCCCAAGGTAAAAGAGAAGGAAGCCCTGCCAGACCAGCGCAGGATGACTGTCATGCCCATCAGAGCCATCACCGACAAGCGCATCACTGATGGGATGTTTAGGACATTAGCCCTGGTCTGCAGTTACGTCAACAGAGCTGGTATTACCTGGGTAAGTCAAGCCAGGTTAGCCAAGGACACAGGAACCAGTCGCCAAGCCATCAGCAAGCAGCTGGTTAAGCTCAGAGCTCTAGGCTACATCGAGACAGTCTCCAAGGCATTCAAAGGCGTTAAGCCAGACACAGTGCGAGTTATCTTTGACCCAACTGTTGACGTAGAGACAGCCATTGCAGTGACCAGCACAATCGAAGATACGAGGCCACCAGAGATGAAAAGACAACAACAGAAAGAGCTAGACAACACCATCGACAAGGAAGGATTGAAGCGAATCAACGACATGATCAAAGGCGTTGTCAAACCCATGAACCCACCACTAAAGGAATATCAAATGCCTAACAACAGAGACACCATCACAGTCGCTAAGATGAAGAAAGAGATAGCAAAGCATAAACAAAAGACAGCATCAGGTGCAACCCTAGAAGTTGCACCTACTGCTCAAATAATAGGCAGCCATACGCAACCTTATACGCAACCTCCAGAGGTTGCACATAACGAGGAAGAACGTAGTATTAGGTTAACCTTAAGTATTATTAATAAAGAATTAAATATAAGTTTAAATAATATTGAGGTTAACCTTATAGGCAACCTTGAGTTGACAGATGCAGAGTTGACAACAGCATGCAGGATGTTAATAGAACGCTATCAATCCGAAGGACTTAACATTCCGACAAGCTCTGAGCAGGTAGCACATGATCTGCTGGTGATTGCAGTCGATGTCATGAAGTGATGATGCTGTTTCCGCGGGTTCTAGGGCACCTACAAGGCGACAACAGGTGGCAGGTAATAGGCAGACATGGGTAAGGATAGATCGTGGCTTGTAGAGCGTTTAAATCGGTGTGTACAAATCCCAATCGAACGTATGGGTTTTGGACAGAGGGGGTGGCTTGACGTGTCTAGGTTTGAGCTGGGTAGCGCAGACCTATGCGGGAGTGCGTCTTTATTATCAATCCGATACTATCCGTTGTCAAAAAGGCACCCATTGCCCCTCCCCCCGTCGGTAGCGCTTGGGGGGCTCCCTCGCAATTTTTCCTCACCTTTTTGGGTGATGGGTTTTTAACTTTACTTAAAGGAAAGCAACATGGCGTATGAACACAAACCTGGCAATGGTAGTGCGTTTGCTAACAAGGAAAAGAAGGAGGACTGGCATGCTGATTTTCGTGGTGATGTGATGTTGCACGATGGCAGTATTCATTACTTGGATGTTAAGCCTGCTGTGACTCAGGCTGGTGAGACGTACTACAAGGTCAAGATTGGTGGGGTTAAGGTTGCCAAGGGTGCTGCGCCGATGTCTGGCCATAACCAGGCGAAGGCTAATGGCTACCAGAATGATTCGGATATACCCTTCTGATGGCACGTCCTAAGCAAACCAATGTAATCCCTCCAATGACCAATTGGGGTGGTGTCAGGAGCGTGCAGAGGCGCTTGGAGAGGTCTGCGACGATTCTGGATAACCGTGAGGCGGTGGCTTATGCTTTGCTGTGCATGGCCAACACTAAGCTCACTGACATCATGGAGTGGGATGAGGCTGGGAATGTAACGGTAAAGCCGTCTAGCAAGATCCCTGAGCATGCATTGCAGTCGATCAAGAAGGTATCGGTGAAGACTGACAAGGACGGCAACAACATGTTGGAGATTGAGCTGTACGATAAGGTGGGTGTGTTGCGCTTGCTGGCTAAGGCAAGTGGATTACTTGATAACCCGGACGACAACTCTGACAGACCATCTGTGATTGATGTCAATGTAATGGCACCACCAGCCGAATAATGAGTCTTTGGAGGAAACGTGGCAAAAACAAAAGAACAATCAGACAAGGTGCTGGTGGGTGGGTTGAATCTGGACTTCAGCAAGTCTCCAGTAATCTACGACTTCATCAGGAGCAACGCATTTGTGCAGGGGATCATGGGGCCGGTAGGGTCGGGCAAGTCGTATGGCTGCGCAAGCAAGATCTTTATCAAGGCAGTGCAGCAGAAACCCTCCCCGATAGACAACATCAGGTACACCCGGTTTGCGGTAGTGCGAAACAGCTACCCAATGCTAAAGACCACGACGATCAAAACCTGGATTGATCTCTTTCCTGAGTCTACATTCGGGCCTTTGCTCTGGACTCCACCGATTACGCATCACATACGACTGCCTGCAAGGGGTGATGCTGCAGGCATTGATTGTGAGGTTATCTTTCTAGCCCTAGACCAGCCAAAAGACGTTAGAAAGCTGCTCTCGCTAGAGCTAACAGGTGCCTGGGTGAATGAGGCTAGAGAGCTCCCAAAAGCAGTGATTGATGGGCTGACACATAGGGTTGGCCGTTATCCAACCAAGCGCGATGGAGGCCCCACCTGGCACGGTATCTGGATGGATACCAACCCAATGGATGACGATCACTGGTGGCACCGCATGGCAGAGAAGGAGAAAATGACAGGTGTCTATGCCTGGAAGTTCTTTAAGCAGCCAGGCGGCATTATGGAAGTCGCTGCTGACGATCTGCCAGAAAATCCCGAAGCCAACGACCATATTTTTTCTGCTAGTAAATGGTGGAAGGTCAACCCTAAAGCCGAGAACATCAACAATCTACCACCCGGCTACTACCAGCAAATGCTGCTAGGTAAGAATCTGGACTGGATCAAGTGCTATGCAGGCGGTTTGTACACCTATGTCCAGGAAGGTAGGTCAGTCTGGCCAGAATATGAGGATGGCACCATGTCTGGCGACACAGATATCGACCCTACCGTGCCAATCCAGGTCGGCCTAGACTTCGGTTTGACACCAGCTGCCACCATCGGACAGCGCCTAGCCAATGGTCGATGGGTAATCCACCATGAGATCGTTACCTTTGATATGGGTTTAGAGCGCTTTGGCCACCAGCTACTAGCCGAGCTCAACCAACTCTACCCAAACCACCAAGTCATGATATGGGGCGACCCAGCCGGTATGGCACGCGATGCCATCTACGAGGTGACTGCCTTTGATTACTTGAAAACACTTGGCCTGCGAGCTCAACCCACTGCCAGCAATGATTTTAAAGTGCGAAGAGAAGCAGCAGCAGCACCCATGCAGCGCTTAATTAACGGCAAGCCTGGCTTGATCGTCAACCGATCC